AAGAACTTTGATAGATTTAAAAATGAAATTGATAAAGCTAAAAAGAATAACTCTTATATTATTGTTATGGTTGAAGAAAAATTAGCAAATGCTTTAAGCTTTCAATATCTTCCTCATATTAGTAAAAAAATAAAAGCAACACCAGAGTATATATTTCATAATGTACGAGAACTTCTACAAAGTTATGATAATTTACAATTTCTATTTGTTGATGGACGAGGAGAGATGACTAGAATAATTGAATCTATTTTTGCAAGCAATTGTTTCTATAAAAAGATAGATCTTCAATTAGCTTATGACATGAAAATTTTATGATACATTGTCCAGATAAATATTTAAGAGAAGTTAAAGATGTGAACGCAGAGCTTTCACAATTAAAAGGTTTTCTTAACGATAAAGAAGCAAAAATTAGTCTCGCTAAATTCTTAAGAGCGAATCTTGGATTCTCTACTGAGCTTATTAGTGGAGTTAAGCTTGCTCCTTATCAAGAAATACATCTTAAAGCGATGATGAATAGAAACTTTAATATGTGCGTGTTTGGTCGTGGTTGTGGCAAGTCTTTTATGGGCGCAGTATTTTGTTTTCTTCAATGCGTATTTGAACCAAATACAAAGATTCTTATAGCTGGGCCAACATTTAGAACAGCAAGATTTATTTTTAATAATCTAGAAAAGATTGTTGAAAGTCCAGGCGCAGAATTATTATCCCAATGTTTCGGCGTTAAAGCAAAAAGAAATGACCAATTTGAATGGCAAATAAACGGAGGAAGTATTGTAGCTATTCCTCTTAACGGAGAAAAGATTCGAGGTTTCCGTGCGAATATTCTTGTTCTTGACGAGTTCCTTTTGCTTCCAGAAGAAATTATTAAAAACGTTTTGATGCCATTCTTGGTAGCGCCACAGAATATGAAAGAGCGAATGGAGATTCGTGAATTTGAAGATAAATTAATATCAGAAGGTCTAATGCAAGAAAAAGATAGAATGGTATTCGAGAATACTAGTAAGATGATTGCGCTATCATCAGCAAGTTATACATTTGAAAATCTTTACAAGACTTATAATGAGTGGTGCGAAAAAATTAACAGCAAAGAAAGAGGCGAAGCAACTTACTTTGTAAGTCAATTAAGTTACGAAGCATTACCAGAAGAAATGATAGATAAGACCATCATTGAAGAAGCTCAAGCTGGAGGATCAAGTCATAGTGGATTCTTAAGAGAATATTGCGCTCAATTCACAGATGGAAGCGATAGTTATTTTAATGCAAAGAAGATGGATGAATGTACATTAAAAGCTGGAGAAAGACCTCATACAATGATGAAAGGTGATCCAAATAAAAAATATATTCTAGGAATCGATCCAAACATGAGTGATAGTCCTAATGCGGATTATTTTGCTATGGCAGTTATGGAGTTAGATGAAGAAAAAAGACAAGGTATACTCGTTCATACTTACGCTGGATTAGGCACATTAAAAAATCATGTTAATTATCTTTATTATATTTTAACTAATTTTAATATTGTATTTATGATCCTTGATAATGCTGGATCTGATACATTCTTGGCAGCTTGCAACGAATCCGAACTATTTAAAAAAGATAAAATTAATATAAAGATATTAGATATGAACACAGAATTAGAAGGTCAAGATTATGAAATAATGATAAGAAACGCAAGAAACCAATATAACCTTGATGATAAAAAAATCGCATTTAACCAAGTCTTTACCAGTAATTTTATTCGTAAGGCTAATGAATATCTGCAAGCTTGTATAGATTATAAAAAAGTATGGTTTGCTAGTAGAACAGCTTCAGAAGAAACATTCTTTAATGAAACAATTAATTTAAATATACCAATTCAATTAATGAAAGTAGAAGATAAGAAAGATTGGGCAATATTAGATTTTATTGAAAATCAAGATGACTTTATCTATCAGACGAAAAAACAATGCGTATTGATTGAGCATTCTGCAACCAGTAGAGGAACACAAAGTTTTGATTTACCACAGCATTTGAAAAGAAGTGTTTCAGCAAATAAAGCAAGAAAAGATAATTATTCTGCTTTTATGTTGGCAAATTGGGCAATAAAGTGCTATAATGATATGATGACAGTTCAAACTAACCAAGAAAGCGTCACTTTTTCGCCTATAATGTTAAGATAAAGTGTAATATTTGAAGTAAAATGGCTAAAAAATCTCAAAATAAATCAAAAGTTAAGAAAACAGAAGAAATTCAACCCCTCATGGTTTCAAGCGCCTCTACTTATGAAGCGAAGGCTTCTGATGCAGTAGGAGTTAGAAGGAACGCAGCTTCTACAATTAATAGAACGGATAGATATAAGAACATTGATGATGGATTAATTCCTTTTAGATATTCATCTGGTATTAAGGGCAATTCTAATATGAATATTAGAGATGCTGTAATTCTATGCCAAAAGGCTTATTATAATTTTGCTATTTTCAGAAATACTATAGATTTAATGACTGAATTTTCTTGTAGTAATATTTACTTTAAAGAAGGTAGTCAAAAGAGCAGAGATTTCTTTAATGCTTTATTTAGAAAAATAAACATTTTTGAATTGCAAGATAAATTTTTCAGAGAATATTATCGTTCTGGTAACGTTTTCATATATAGATTTGATACAAAAGTAAAAGACGAAGATATTAATAAAATAACTCAAACTTTTGGTTTAGTATCTAAAGCCGCTAATATTAATTTACCATCTAAATATATTATATTAAATCCAGCAGATATTCAAATTGGTGGAACTATTAATTTTTCATCAGGTAGATACTATAAAATATTAAGTGATTACGAATTAGAAAGATTAAAGAGTCCTAAAACTGAAGAAGATATGGAAGTACTAAAAAGTCTTCCGCCAGAAACACAAAAACTTATTTCTCAAAAAACCATTGGCGTATTGACATTACAATTAGAAAGAGAAAGACTCTCAGCAGTTTTTTATAAAAAGCAAGACTACGAGCCATTTGCAGTTCCTATGGGATATCCAGTTCTTGAAGATATAAACTGGAAAGCAGAAATGAAAAAGATGGATATGGCAGTAACTAGAACAATGCAACAATCCGTTCTGCTTGTTACAATGGGAGATACTCCTGATAAGGGCGGAATCAATCAAAAGAATTTAGAAGCGATGCAAAAATTATTTGATAACCAAAGCATCGGTCGCGTTTTAATTGCAGATTATACAACAAAAGCTCAATTTGTTATTCCAGATATTGGTAATCTTATTGGACCTCAAAAATACGAAGTAGTAGATAGAGATATTCAAATTGGATTAAATAATATTCTTATTGGTAATGAAAAATTTGCAAATCAAAGTATTAAGGTTCAAGTATTTATTGAAAGATTAAAACAAGCAAGAGAAACATTTATTAATGAATTGCTTATACCAGAGATTCGCAGAATTAGTAAAGATTTAGGATTTAAAAATTATCCTACTCCACATTTTGAAGATATTGATTTGAAGGATGATATTCAATATTCTAGAGTTTATACTAGATTAGTAGAATTAGGAGTCTTAACTCCAGAGGAAGGACTAACTGCAATTGATAGTGGTAGATTACCATCACCAGAAGATTCTGTTCTTTCCCAAGAAAAATTCAGAGAACTAAAAGACCAAGGACTTTATCAACCAGTTATTGGTGGAGCTAAAATTGGCGAAGCAGGAAGACCATCTGGCTCTAGCGGTATTCCTCAAAGCACAAAAAATGTTAAACCAATTGGTCAAGGCAAACAATCAAAAGCTTCATTATTTAATATTGAAAAGATTAAAGATAATTTCGTTCTAGCTTCTAAAATACAAGAAAAAGTAGAAGCTTCTTTAAGAGAAAAACATCAACTTCGTAAACTTTCAAAACAACAAAAAGATGTAGCATTTGAAATAGTTAAAATTATAGCAGCAAATGAAGCTCCAGAGCTTTGGGAAAATTCTATCGCTGAATACGTTAAAAATCCTAAAGATAAAAATATACAAAATGTTCAAGAGATACAAAGTATCGCAGCAGAACATGGAGTAGATACATATATTGCAAGTATTTTATATTATAGCAAGGATCAAAAAGATGCCTGATAATTTAATTAGAGTCAAACAATTAAATCAAGGAGAATTATCTGGATTTTTAAATTCAGCCTCATTGACATTAAGTGCAGACAATATTTGTCAAACAAGTTATCTTCCAACTGGATATTGGAGACAAGGTTATCCATTTGGAACAACCACAACCGTCGCAAATACTAATGTTATTAATCCAGTTGCAAATGTAGTAGGCCCAACTGCAAGTCCAGGAATGATGTATATTCCGAGTAGTGGGAATTATAATGTGTTCTATAGAGTTACTGCAATTACTAATACTGGAGAAATAAATTACGCTTTTGTAAAAAGACAAGAAACTACTCAAACTAAAAAAGTTGTATATTCTGGAGTAAATTATGTATCAAATTTCGGTTCTATAACTGGATTGACTAACGCAAATCTAAGCATGGGATGGTATGAGTTTTATTTAAGAAGTAGGCTTTTCTCTGGAACAGTAGCTTCAAATGTAATAAGTACTAATACAAATAATATGCATCCACCAATGTTTTATAATGAAGTAAACAATAATTTACAACCATTAAATAGTGGCACAGATTTCTACGCTTTATTAACTAACAACTATTATTTGCCAATGCCAATTCATTCAATTTCAAATTATAATGATTGGTCTTATATAGAAACTGGAGCTTTATATTATAGTGGAATAAGTTCTGGTTATTTTGTGTTAAGTGCTATACATAGATTATCTTGAAATATTATATATTAATTTATATAATATATACGTGTAATATCTTATGAAAACTATGCTATCTAAAATATTTGGCCCAAATTGGAGATCTAGCTCATCTGGAGTAGTCACAGTTGTAGCAGTTTGTACAGCAATAGCAATTCATTCTGACCCTTCATTAGTAGCATTCCTTCCAGATAAAGCAGAAGTTTATATTACTGGTATTTCAAAATTAGTAGCAGTTGTTAGTGGTATAGTTTTTGCATTAACAGTAAAAGATGCAGCAGTTACTGGTGGAACAGTAGCTCAAACAA